ACCGGCGGCGACGTAGACTGAAGGCGTGCCCGCAGAACCGGTCGTTTTCGAATTCGGCGAAAAATCACTTCCCGTGCTGGCCAGATTCATTGAGCGGGCAGGCCATCTCGGCATACCGTTGGACACGGCTATAGCCCAGGCTCTTTACCGGTGGACTCAGACCTGGCCCGGCCACGTGCTCTTATCCGTTCAAGCTCCGGAGCCAACTCCCTCCACTCCTCATCCGTCACCCACGTCGTAGCGTCGGAGCCGATCCACAGCACCATGGCCGCAATAACCGCTTCTTCGCGGGGTACGCCACGCGCGTCCGCGACCTCGTAAAAACGAGCCTGTACTCTCGCCAGGTTGTTCTCGTCGGGATGAAAGCTCTGGATGTTCACTACGGGTTCTTCGGCTCCCTGAACGGCCACGCGAAGTAAAGGCCGGCGGCAAGGGCGGTGGCCATCCCCCATTCCACGAGAAGCCGCGACGTGTCGATTCGGCCTGCGCGGTCCCACGTGAATATGAAGTGGTGCCCCATCGTATTCGGGGTGTCGCCTTCGCCAACGTGATCGTAGGCCCACGGCGGCCACATCCCTATTGCCACAACGAGTAGCACCCAAATCCAAGCGGCGCGTTTCTTGTTTGGCGTCACTTCTTCGCCTTTTCCTTCGGTGCCTTCTTCTTCGGTCCCCACCGCGCCTTAGCGGCAGCGCTCGCGTTGGCTTTGCGTTCCTCCGGAGTTAGCGCGGAGAAGCCCTTCGGTACCTGCGCCTTGCCGCCGACCTTCCCCCCAAGCCTGCCCAATGCAACAGCGGCCGGGTTTTTCCGTTTAGCTTCCATCGCACCGAAGTCTACCATAAACCGTTTTGCCGCATTATTGCTATAAACCGCTTTTAAGTATTGACACTGTATACCGCTTTATAGCATAATGACCTTGCAAGGAGCCCAGCCCCCAATGAGCGAAGCCGAATTCCAAAGAGAAGACCGCGAATACGAACGCCAGTGCGATCACCGCGAAGAGCTGGAGCGCGAAGACATCCTGTCGATCGCCGTGACGCCCTGGCTCAAGGCCGTGACGCCACGCAGAGCCCCGCAGCCCGTCGCTGCGCTGCTCGACTCAATCAGAGACGAGTGGGAGGCCGCGTAATGGCAACAGCAATCTCGCCCCGCCTTCCCAAGTTTGTTCCGGCTCTAAACGCCCCGCAGGTTGTAGCCATAGCCGCGATCCCGGGTCGGCTGGTGCCCTCGGAGTTCGGTCCCAGCGAAGTGCTATTCTCACTCGTCGACGGACGCCCCTGGTACGTACCACAGGTCATTGCCGATGAGATCTATGCTGCCGGCATCACGCCGCGGCAGCAGATCGAAGTGACTGCGGTGGGTAAGAAGAAAACGGAAGTCCGGATCGTGCCGGTGCAGACCGCGCTGCCTCGCAGGCCTCCGGAGCGCGACTACACCCGGGAGCTTGAGCAGTCGATCAGGGACGCAAGAGGCCCGGAAAATAATTGGGCGGACACGCTTCCACACGTGGCCGCCCCCACAACCCCAGACTACAGCGGCAATGGTAACGCCACTGCACTGTACCCGCAAGCGGGACCTCTCTCACCCACCGCCCTGCGTTTCATGGGCGCCTACAAAGACGCCGTGGACATCATGGTCCAGACCCAGACCTACGCGAAGAGCCAGGGCATTCTGCTTAACGTCGAGACCGCGGATGTGAGATGCCTCGCGGCCACCATCATGATCGGAAGCCAGCGGTGATCCGCTTCACGGCCATCACCCGCACCACACGGCCCCGACCCAGGCGGAGGGGAACCAGACGGGGACGCATCATCGATCGCCCCTACATCGCCTGGTGCTCCACACAGCCGTGCTGCATCAGCGGTGAGCTTCCCGCTACTACTCACCATGTCCGCGAATTCGGGAGCCCGAAGAACGATCACCGGGTGATCCGTCTCGCGGAACGATTTCACCTGCACGACGCGGGGATGTTGTCGATCGAGCGGCTTTCGAAGGCGGATTTCGAACGCACGCATTTGATCCGCATCGAGACTGAAGTTGAAAAATTGCGGGCTCTCTGGCTCGCTGAAGAAGAGGTGTTTCATGGCAAACGAAGCTCGTCCAGTTGAAGGTGCTGTTCAGATCCAGCTGGTCGCGTTGGATGCGGGAGGGTTTGGGGCTGCGCTCCTGATTCGCAAAGACCTATTTGTCGAGCTGTCTGACGGCCCGTGGCCCGGAGTTATTCTTCTGCCGGCGGATGCGCGGCACCTTGCTGGTCTGCTGAGGATCGCCGCAGAAGACGTTGAAGCACTAGGGCGGCCTCTGGATGGATAAGCGGGTTTTGAATGTCCATCACGTACAGCGTGTGCTTGCCTTCCGTGTAGGCCCGGACGCCTTCGGGGATGCGCGGATCGACTCGTGTGTCCATGCAGGAGTATTCGACTGCAAGGTTACCAGCCGGAGCGGCCTGTGACGTTCACGGACTGGTACATGGTCCTGGTTGGCCTTGTGGGTGTGGGTTTTGTGGTGCGCGGGATCGGCGATGCTGTGAAGGAGTGGTGGACGCGATGAGGTTACTCGGCTCCGTATTTGCGCAGCGTGTCGGACTTCTCCTCGACGGTCCGCGCCAGTTGAAGGCGTTCGCCGATCAAAGCCCGGATTTTGTCGATGTCCAGGAAGCCGGCGGCGTCCCGGTTCAGGTGCGTCATTGCGAGATTGGAGTCCACCACGTCCCAGTTCGGCTCTCTTCCATCGTGAGGGCTCAGGTCGTTACCGATCTGTTTCAGCCGGTCGCCCAGGTTGTGGAGATGATCGCTCAGAAGCTTCAGTTTCCGGCGAGCTTCGGCGCGGGCCTTCGATGCTTCCGCGATCAGGTCGTTCTCTTCTCTCTCGCCCATGGGATCAGTCTACGGGAAGGTGATCGATGAGGTTACCGGGATTTCTCGAACGCATGTCCCCCGTGTGGAGGCAGCGAGTGATCGGGATGCTGATCGGCGTGCTGCTGGGGATTGTGATCGCCTTTGTTGCGATCCGGCTCAGCCGGTGACGGTCAGCCACTCCAGCGAAGCAGTCCCGGAGCGGGATGCGGCCGGCGCAGATACTCCCGGATCTTCTTCTCGGCGAAGGCCCTCGCTTTTGCCAGGTTCTCCGGCGTCGGGGGTAGTCCCGCCATCTCGCATAGTTCCTCGAAAGACGAGGTTTGTATCGCCCCCCTCGCATCGAGGTAAAAGCCGGGCTCCAGCATTATCATTCCGCGTGCCCAGTGGGGAGGCTTCATCACAGCGCCGCCGCCAATGGATATCGGCTCTTCGTGCGCCGCACGTACATGCCGAGGTTCTCAACGCTTTTGTGCCCGGTGATGGTCATGATGTCGAAGACGTCCGCCCCGGCATCGGCGGAGGCGGTAACAAAGCCGGCCCGCAGGCTGTGAGCGCCAAACTTCGAGGCATCAAGGCCGGCCTTTTCCGTCGCCTTCTTCAGTGCGTACCAGACCTCGTACCCGCTCATGCGGCGATGGGTGAGCAGATCGTTCATCGTGACCTTGGAGAACAGCGGGCCGCTCCACTTGCCGCGCTCCACAATCCACGCGGTGACGGCCTTCACCGGGCACAGAGCCGGGCGCTTGGCACCGGGGATCACGAGGACGTGGCCGTGTCCCTCCTGGTCGGTTTTGCCTCGGGCCACTGTTACTTCGATCGAATCTTTCCGAAGTACGACGTCGCAAAGGTCCAAAGCGCAGATGTCCGAACGGCGGAAGGCGCATCCGAACCCGAGGAGAATTGCGGCTCTGTCGCGCAGCGCTCGCAGCGAATCGTCGTCGGCGAGAACGCCGGACACTGCGGCCAGTTCATCGATCGAGATGGCTGCCATGCGTTTCACGCGATGCTTCGTCTTGCGTCTGGCGCTGGACAGAACGTGTTTAACCATCGGCGTCACAGGGGCCGGAAAGCCGGCCGCGCCGTGCTTGCTGGATATGGCTGCGAGACGACGCGACATCGTCGAGACTTTGAACTTCGGAACCAGGTGTGAGAGGTAGAGCGCCACGGTTTCCGGATCGGCCGGGAGAGAGGATTTCCCGGCGTGCTCGCACCACTGTTCGAATGCTTTCCAGTCGCACGCGTAGCCGGAAATCGTGTTCGGTGCGTAGCGGGAAGACTTCAGTTCGTTCAGCCGCTCGCGGGCAGCGACCATCTCAGACCCTCCTAGCCAATCCTCGCATAAAGCAAGCTGTTCGGGGTCTGGAACGCACGTGGAAGGAGGGGGCTTGGGCATGGGGGCGCATTAAGAAGTTCCCCATAATATCCCTTGAAGTGTTACGATGTCCAGCATCAAATGCGTGACCCGGAGCCGGAGAAAAAAACCGGAGGGCCGAATGAAGAGTATGCCGACTCTGCCCGTCAATATACATTATCGGAAGCACAACTTGCCCGCTTCGGGCGGGCTCTCGTGATCATCGGCCAGCTCGCTCCTACACTTGGAGAAGCTGAACTCAGAACCCTGATCGCCCTGACCCGGCTGTTCGGAGTAAATGATCCGCCCAGTGGCCGAATAAGCTCCAGGGCGCTTGCGGAGCACGCTTGCCTATCCCGAGCGAACGTCAAAACCTCGCTCCACTCACTCGCGGAGAAGAACATCATAGCAACCCGGGGAGGCACGGCAACGATGCCGTCCGCGCACGTGCTCACCTTCATGCGAACTATTCAAATGGGTGGGATCACAGTGAGCCCACCCCCCGGAGAAATCCACAGATCGCTGGGATCAGGAAAGTCCCAGGGTGGGATCGAGATGAGCCCACCCCCCCCGATTTCTGTGGAAAAGGTGGGCTCATTCCAGGCCCAGGGTGGGCTCATTCCAGGCCCACCCCTCGCGGCTGGACAAGGGGACGCAGGCGCGCGCGTCGATTCGATCGATTTAAAGCTCGATATCGATCGATTGCGCGCGCAAGGCCGAAAAACACCGGACGAAGACTCCATTCTGCTCCAGACCTTCGGTGCCAAACCTCGGGACTGGAGCGCCGGGGAACTCGAACAGGCAAAGCGGTGGGTGCATGGCTACCAGTGCGACAAGGGCGACAAATACAAGGCCGACCCCCAGAGAAACAGGAACCCTCCGGACGACACGGTGCTTTCGCAAATCCTGATGGCGTGCGGGTCGCTGGGAGGGCTCATTAATTTCGTCCAGCTGATGGACAGCCGGCGCGAAGCACCAGGAAGCAAGTACGCCTGGTACGTGACGACGGCCCTCGAGATCTATCACGGCATCCGGCCGGAAAAGACGAAGCAAGCCAGGGCGCAACTGCGCATTGCCAGCAGGCCTTCCCCGCCTGCCATCACCGGCGAACAGCAACCGCTCATCGAAGAGCAAAAGCCGGATCCCGAGTTCGCCCGCGAACTGGTCGACGAGCTGAACCGCAAACGGAAAGGAGTCAGCCGATGAAGCCGAATCCGACGTTTCGTGCTCGCGACAGGGAGATCGCGCGCGCCTGGGATAACATCGCGGCGCCTGATGTCCCGGCCATCGGGGAATGCTGTTTTTGCCCCCGCCGCTATCTGGCTTTCCAGAGCGGCGTGAATGCGCGCGGGAGGCCTGTGTTTATGTGCGCCGAGTGCCGGATGAACTTGATCGAAATGGAACGCAGACCTTCGGCAAGGGCGGCTGGACAGCCGGCCGCCGCAGGCAAAGCCAGGGTATTTTCCGTTGCGAAGGGAGCTTCCTGATGGCGTGGCCAACAGACTGGGACCGCGGCAACGTACTCGGCGCGATCGAAGAAGCAAGCGGCGTAGCTTTGAGCGCGGAGGATTCCCTGCCCGACACGCTGATCGCAAAAGCCCAGGAGCTGGGACTGAAACCGGTGGACCTGAAACTCTGGATCTACGATTCGCCGGACCACGACTGGAGTCCGAACACACTCGAAGGCTGGGCGCGGCGCATGCACATGACAGCACCGCTGGGCATCTGCATCCACTGCGAAAAACGTCTGTACACCGCAGCCGAAATCAGTTCCCACCAGTGCGACGAGAACGGTCAGCGGCCGACACTGCCGCCAGGAGGAATCACCGTATGAGCCCGGCACCAATTCCGATCGACCGCGTGGAAGTGCATCTCACCGACCAGCAGCGGCGCCGTCTCAGTTACCTGCGAAGAGCCGAGCGGTACGCCGAAGCCGAGATGGAGGAAATGGAATACAACCGCGAGGCGCTGCGGCAGAAGGCATTGGGCAGACTGGCGCTGAAACGCGTTCAGCTGGTGGTGGGCTTATGACGCCGGAGCTGGAGCACATTCACTTGCCCAGTGTTCACGTCCGGGCCAAAGACGGCACGGGTTTCGATTACGAAGAGGATCTGTACGTCGGAACCAGAACCGAAGATCAACCCGTCTGGCGTGTGATCCGATTCGCAATCCTCGCAGCGGGGGAGCCAATATCGATCAGCGAAACATTCGACGAACTGTGCGAGGAAGAACTGGCGGAGATGGAGGAGCTGCTGCCAGTTCTCATGGACGAAGGAAACCCGGCGGCGGAAGCGCTGATGCGGGAATCGGCGCGAAACGAATTCGAGCGGCAGCTTCGAATTGGCGCTGGCGAAGAGCGGGCCTGCGCCAACTGCGGATGTTCCGAAACGCGCGCCTGTTCGGGCGGCTGCGGCTGGGCGACCGAGACGCTTTGTTCTAACTGCGCCGATTCCGTCGTTGAAGACGCCCCGCTGGTGGAGCTGGCCCAAATGCGGTCGGACGGCCTGATCGACTTTACCCCTCCCGGTCTTCCGGAAAGTCCTGAACCGCTCGTCTCGCTGGTCAGCGACGCGGAGGCGACCCGCTTCCTGCGGGCGCGGAAGGCGGGCGCGTGATGGTTCACATCGTCCAGTGCCTCTGTCCCCAGCGCCACTGCATCACGGCTGCCGCCTACGACGACGCGGACGGCAAACCGCCAGGCACGGCCCTTGAGGCCCTCCAGGCGCTCAATGCGATGGCAATACGGGACGGTGTGATCAATCCCTGGTGCGGCATCTGCGGGAGCCGTGCCTGGCACTACGAGGACGGGCTTACCAGTTTCGTCACGCTGGACGAGGCGCGGCCGGCGCTGGCGCGCGCGATGGCCGACCAGTTAGCCACACGGCAATTCTTGAGGAGCGGGAGAAATTGATGAGAGACGCTTCCCTTCCCGTTCCTCCTCCGCTTGAAACGCCGCTCAACTGGCGCCGCGACCGCGACGGGGAATCGGAAGCGCGCGCGCGGCGGCTTTCGGCTGCCAGGATTCTGCCGATCGTTGAGCAATATAACGGCAGGCCGGAGATCGAGCTGCTGCTCGCGCTGGGCGAGGCCTGCCCGTTTACGCGCTGGTGGGAATGCGAGATCTGGCTTGGCGAGATCGATCGCATCAGGAGAGCCAGATCATGATCATCTGCGAACTGCATCCCTACGCCTTGGATCCGAGCCCGCGGATGACCTGCACGGTGATGTTGATGCCTGGAGAGCCTGGATATCTGGCCGCCCACGCGGATGCTGAGGCGCGAATTGCACGGGGAGAAAGGCAGTGGTACTGCGAGCTCTGCGGGGGGCTCTGGCGCTGGACTGGAGAATGCGATCACATCGGGCTCTGGTTCTGGGGTATGGACTCTCTGGCCCAAGGCGCGCGGCCGCGCGACGCCGGAGGCAAACCCTGATGAAATTCTTGTGCAGATTGCATCCCTCCGGGTGTGCATGCAGTTGTTGGGATGAGAGAATCCGGAGCCGGTCAGACAAGCACCGGCAGATGGCGATGGGAACTGCACTTCTCCTGCTCGGCGGATGTAACTCGATGCCTGAGCGCCGCTACACGTGCGCCGAAATGCTGGGCGTCCCTCCGCGCCAGGGTTACATCGCGATTCTTCCGCCCGGCTATTCGACCATAAGCAGCATGCAGATCGATCCCCGCAGCGGCAGCGTTGTCGAAGTGCCCGATTTCCGCATGTGGGACGAACGGGATCACCTGGTCTGCGACGAGCGGGGAAAGGACGTCGAGCGGTGAACTGGACCGTGGCAGCGCTCCACATGCGTGCCTCCTACATAACCGAGCACGCGGATTCCCTCTACGTACGGGTGAAGACCGGCGAACGCATGGAGACCTACCCGCTGTCGGAGCTGCGCGGCGTGGTGGCGATCCGCGAGGCCTTCCGGCTGCTGCTGCGCGACGAAGAGCCGGCGAGATTCAAACCGCCGGAGGAAACCTGATGCCGATCCGCCGCGAGCTTCGAAAATACTACGGCCCGGCCTGGAGACGCTTCCGCAGCGTGATGATCGAGCGTCACGGCTCGCGCTGCTCGAAGTGTGGCCGCAAGGTTACCAGATATCTGAACCTGTGCCACACCAGCCACGATCCGAGAACCTCGCCAGTCGCCCTGATGTGTCCCGGGGATCACAACCGTCACGATGCCGGCCACCGATTGGCTGTAGAGCGCAGGAACCGCGCTAAACGCTACGGTCAGCTGTGGCTGTGGCCGGAGATCGAGCATGCTCCGTTCGCGGCGTGGATGCTGCCGAAGAGCGCGCGGGTCACGGATGCGGGGAAGCAGGGAGGGTTGTTCTGAGCCTAAACGACGTACACAGGTACACCAGCAACGGCGAAGAGGCCAAGTACCACATACATTCCCTCGTGCGTATCGACGCTGCCCAGAATGATGGCTACCGCTATCAGTGTCGTGTGTGTGGTTCACGACTGAAGGTGAAAAGCGGAGTAATGATCGACGAGCTGAAGGCTCTGATTGTAGCTAAAAGCTGTTCGGCTGAAAGCCGGAGGTTTCAACCTGAGGATGGGAAATGAAAGTCTTCATGGCTCTCCTCCAGACCGCGACGGCCACGGTCCAGTGGATGCTGGTGCAGGACTCGCTGCGCTTTCAGGGCGAGTTGAATCGGAAGTACGGACCGGAGGTCATGTCGCTCGCCCGTGACCGCCGCATCAGAACAGGGCCTCGCGCCGGTCTGATTCCGTTCGCGTGTTTCATGACGTTGGTGGCTGCTTACTGCTGGTGGCGTGCGTGGAAGGAAGTGAAGCGGCTGAATGCAACCGAATAAACGCAGCGGACACCCGCGCAGCTGCATGTATTGCGAAGCGCAATTTCGATTGCATTGTGCTGCGCGGGTGCCTTAGAATTGCCCTTCATGCCCTCCGCCGCAGCCAAACAAGCCCTGTCCCCCACGATGTCCAAAGCCGATGTCTGCGCGTACGTAGGCAAGTCGAAGCGCACGATCGACAACTACATCGCGACCGGGCGGCTGGCAGTCGCCTACTTCCAGGGACCGAACGGGAAGACGGGAATTTTCCAGCGCGCTGACGTTGAAGCGCTGAAGGTGGATCTGGAGACGCCGACGTACCGACCGCCGGTGGTGCGCGAGTCCAACTATGAAAGGTCGGCAGCAACCGCGGTCGGGCCCCACGTTCCCGAGGCGTCCCGTCTCCAGCACTTTCTCGCCGAGGTCCTGCGCGCCTATCCTGTGGACCGCATCAGGCCGTGGCTCACTCTGGCCGAGGCTGCTGACTACTCCGGCCTTCCCGCCGGCTGGCTGCTCGCCCAGGCGCGAGAGGGAAAGTGCGGAAGCATCGCCGATCCGCCCCGCCCCGGGGTCATTCGCGCTATCAACGTGGGTACCGGCAGCAAAGAATTCTGGCGCTTCCATCGAGCCAGTCTCACCAAATAATGGGGAATTATATACATGATTCCCCCGCTCTAGGAGTGAAAATAAAGACAATGCAGGATACACCTGAATTCCAGCCTCCAACGACTTACACAAAACACAAGCCGGAAGAGATAGCTGCGGACGCGGCGCACAACGCCGCACTTCACTCCATGAAAATGCCACCGTGTCCATGGTGCGCATCAGAGGAGAAACGCACTGGGCGAAGGGCTTGTTCTAAGCATCCTAATGGGGATTTCGCGCCTCCTCCTGCGAGGACCAGTCCGTTTTCTTGGGCATCGGTGGCCGGAGCAGATCCCGAACCGGTTGAGGTCACGGAATTTGAAGGACGGCCATGCGTTTACACATTAGGATGCGCTGATCCGTTTTTCCTGGACGACCCTTCGGTGTTGCTCTATGCAGACGAGATGGAGCGTCCGAAGAACCTGAAAACCCAGGCCGAGATGAACGAGTTGGAGGCGCAATGGCGTCGGCGGGCTGGTGAAAGACATAGTTGGAGAGGACCAAGATGACCGGGGTAATTATGTATATAATTCCCAAATAATGACCTCAACTCGCGAACTGAACTGCAACGCCTGCGGAACGAAGTAGAGGACATTGTCAGCGTGAAGGATATCCACGGCTGGCTGCGACGCGCCGTGCCCTGCGGGATCGATCCGCTCTAAGCCGGATCCGCCAGCTTCGTAGCCACGTACTTCCGGTGGCCGATCTGCTCCTTCGTCACCAGCGCGTCGACCTCAGGCTGCGTAAGAAACCGCGCGAGCGCCTTCAGCGTGACGGACACCGCCGCGAGAAAGTTCACGGCGCCGAGCTTCCTGCGGGCTTTTGCGATGTCGACCACCGACTCGAAGCTCCGCGCGCCGATGTCGAGCGAATAGCGATCGCCGGAACGCACGAAGGTCTCGGTGGCCGGTGAGTTCACGACGAGCGCCTTCAACTCGTTGCCGAGCTTCACGTACAGGGCTTCGGTCGGTTTGAACGCATCATGGAGGGCCTGGACCTCGCCGAAGTTGTCGATCAGGCTGCGGGGAATCTCGATCTCTGCTGGTTTCTCTGCTGGTTTTGGTGCCATGAAGAACGAATTCGACGGGATCAGCGGCCACCGCTGACAAGCCCTTCGCCATCTGCGGTCGCATTCGTGTGTCCGGAGGGGACGGGAACGGGGATGATTTGCGGCGACGCCGAGTCGACGAGAAGCCGTTCGAGCAGCCGCCGCGACACCAGCCCCGGCTGAACGTTGCCGTGCTTGTCCGTGGTGTGGAGCGGATTGGTTATATTATCGGCACCCATCAGCACAGCATGAAGAGCTGCGCGCCCGACGTTGTAGCCGAATGAAACAAACGCCGCCGCTTTGACGAGGGGTTCAGATGCCACCATAGCCAGCAGCGGCGCCTGGTCGGCAGTAAAGTACGCCACCGATTCGTTGTGCGTGCAGGTGTCCCCGGCTTTCACGTTCAGCGTATGGCCGCGCCCGATGGTCCATACACCGCCCGGGTCCTTGAATGCGGTCAGTTTCTCCGGACCTTCGAATGCGCCGATCAGCGCGGAACTGAGTTCGGCAAGAGACGGAGGCATCTCAATGCTTCCAGGCGCTCGCGTTCTTCGCGAACCGAGCTTCTTTGCGGAGAGAGTCCGATTTACTCTGAAGCGCTTCCGCCAGTTTGCCCGCCGGGATCTTCTCGCCCGGCGGAACTCCCAGCCTCCGATGCAGCTTGCCCTTGTTCGCGGGCTTGATTCTGATCGCCATGAAGAGGAGATTCGACGCTCGAGCCCGCGAGGTACGACGCCAGGGACGACAGTAACCGCTCCAGCGCAGCGCCAAGCTCTATAAACTCGTCCAGGGCATCTTCGAGTGGCGCGCTTCTCATGTGCCCGAGCAGCGCACACGCCTGTCCAGCGAGTGCCTCAAGCAGCCGGCTTCCGCGCTGCATCTCGGCGTAAACCGCGTTGCCAATCAGATCCGAAATACGATCCGCCGTCTCGAAAGGCTTAACCGGCATCACCAGTACCCCCGCACCGTTGGACAGCTGCGGCTGTGCGTCTCCCCCGCCATGGCGTCGCAGTGCCAGCAGCGTCCCGGCTTCGGCAGCGATCGGGCAAAGCGCCGGTCCGCGAGCCATATTACCGCCCAAAACGCGAGCGCGAACGCCGGGACGAGGTACCAGTGCCAGTCGCCCACGACAGCTTACGACGCCGGTGGCGGAGGAGGTGGAAGAGTCGCGGGCGTGTTGGCGAGGACTGCGGCGGCGAGTTGCGTGTCGTTGGTGTTGAGCTGGGCCACACTGGCATCGATCGACGCCTGAACCGCAGCCAGCGCCACCGGATCGTTGGCCGCTATTGCCGCTGCGAGTTGAACTGAAAGCGACGTCTGGGACGCTGCCAAGCCCTGAATTAATACGAGAGTGGAGCCCTCGACGGTCGTGTTATTTGCGACCTCCGCGACGAGCGCGGCTACGTTAATCATCATGGTCTCCTGATTTTTGAGGATGGTCTTCTCGTTCGCGAGGATGGCGGATTCGGTCGCGTCGGGCTTCCGGTCGAGGAAAGACACTGAAGTAAGTATGCGCCCGTTTTATGAAAGTGCTGTCACTTCTCGGCAGCATAACGCTCGGCCATCTCCAGCGCCCTCGGCCAGGGTATGAGGAGGGTCCGGCAGTCGGGGTGTGTCTCGATGGCGTCGATTCTAATCCCGGCTGCGGAGTATGTGACTCCGATGCCCTGCTTCGGGTCATCGTAGATTCTCCTGGGTTTGCCTTCGTCGCCGTGCCCGCTGTCCGTCACCGCACCCTCACATTCTGCCCGCGCCTGTCTTCCGGCCGCGGAGGCTGTCCATACTTTCGCACTTCCGGCCGGGCGACGAGCTGCGAAGACACCGGCCGCGGCATCCGCTGCATGACGATCAGCACCAGCGCCAGCGCAATCACCAGATCGTCGTGGCAGCCGCTCTGATGCTCCGCTTTCCCGTTCGCTTTGATGACGAACGTGAGCAGCTCCTGTTGTGTGATCGGATCGTGAACCGCGAGCGCTTCCTGCCTGATTGCCTCATCAAGATAGCCAAGCAGCATGGGCCGCGAAACTCCCGACGTGTCCCAGCCGATGCGATCGCCTCTCACCTGCGGGTCCTGATCCGGTGTCACACTCCGGTGGTATATGAGTGCCGAGGGATAGTCCGCGTTGAGCATGGCTTCGAGCATGCTCACGCCACCGCCGCCCGGGTTACGCTCGCCGCACATCTGCGCCATGTTGTACCACTGGCAGAAGCGGGCCATGTAGCGGCCGGTCTCGCCCGGCATCATCCGGGCTCTGAGCACCGCCACCTGTTCGCCGGTATCGCGATCGCACATCTGCCCCGCGCTGTAATCCGGATCCGCCTGTCCGTCGCCCGGCGAAACATCGAGCCCCTGGGCGCAGTCTGCACCGCAGGCATAGAGCCGCCCTTTCTCCGGTCGCTTCCAAACTCTCAATGCTCCGCGATCGCCGGGCAGGAACACGATACGTTTCTCGATACCGATCGGATCCACCACCAGCTCACCCACCAGCGGATCGCGCTGGATCGGCATCCGCTGAATGTGCGGCACGCTGAAGCGATTGCGTGACGAAGCGGTGAACGCGTCCTCGGGAGTAGCCGGATGTTCGCGACGGAAGCGGACGACGTCGCCCGCGAAATCGTTGGCGATGGTCCACCGTCTCCACGCCAGTTGCTCGAGCGACAGGTTGTACTGCCCGATCAGGACCAGCTCGTCCGGAGTAAGCGAGTTCTGGAAGCGGTCGGCCGACACCACGATGGGCATGCGGTTGCCGGGATGCTCCCACCAGCCCATGAACAGGCCTACCCATTCGGACTCAACGCTCGGATCGATCGCCGCCTGCCACATCCGGTTGAACACGTCGCCAATCGTTTTCGCTGTACCCTCGATCACCGCCGTAGTGTCCGGCAGTTTCGGGACTGCGGACATCACGGCGGCAAGGAGTTCCGCCGGGCGCTCATAGTAGGGGAACTCCGAGAAGTGGACGTTCGTCAGACGGAACGAACGCCCGAAGTCGACCGACCCCGCGGTCTGCACCTGAATGTAAGAGCTCTCGGGATCGCCTGCGTACTCGAACACGATCCGGTTCGGCCGAACGCGCGACGCCGGCAGTTTGATCACGCCGGCGAAGGGCCGGTACATCGCGTGGAAGCGCTTGTAGATGCCGTAAATGTTCTGCGTCGAGACGTCCGAGTTCGCGATGACGGCCGTGTGAACACCTGCCTGAAACGCGGTACCCTGGAAGAACTGCGCCGCAGTCCCGGTCGTAGCGTGGATCCGCCTCGACTTGAGATAGATCAGTCTGACCGGCACGCCCTTCGCACGCTGCCGCCTGATCGCCTCGTTGAGGCGGATCTGGCCGGGCGACAGCTCCATCGGCACCACGGCTTTGCCTTCGGTCTCGACCACGAGCGACGAACGGCAGAACGACGCGTGATCGCGGAACCCGCGGTAGATCAGATCGACGTCCGCGCGGGAGAGAGAGTCGATGTTGCTCACGCCACTTCTCCCCTCACAACCATCCCCACCCTCTCTCGCGCACCCGCCAGCGCAGCCCGCGTCGATGCGAGTGACCGCCCCATCCCCTTCGCAGTCACAGCCAGTGAGTGGCCCGCCAGCTGGCAGCAGAGAGCCTCTCTTTCGATATCCGGCAGCCCCGCGATCGCGTCCGTCAGCAGCCGGTGGATCTCCTCGCGTTCGGCCAGCTCGTCGGGCAGCGGACTCGCGTCCGTATCGAGCGACGGAGGGAGCCAGCCGTCATGAGCCTCAGCAATCGATTGCAGCGATACATTGCGCTCCTCGCGATACACGCGGCGTTTCTGCGAATCGATGACAGCCCCGCGAACACGAAACCATGCGTAGGGTTCGAAGGCGCCCTTCGACGGATCGTAGCAGTTTGCTGCGTTGACCAGGCCCACTGTCCCTGCTTGGGTGAGGTCGCGGAAATCGAGATAAGGAGCGAACATCCACTTCACCTGGTTGGCGATCCGGTCAACCATCGGGAGCAGCTGAAGGATCTGTTTTTCGCGGCTCCAGCGTCTCCATGCGCCCAGCTTTCCGGCCCTCGATAGCTCTAGCCTTCTATGCGCATGATTCGACTGACGCGCCTGGAAGATGTAGGAATCCCAGAGATTGCTCATCAGGGTGATCACTGCGGTTCCGCGCGACGGCGGTGGATCTGGATGAACTCATCCCACAACACCTGGCCGTTGTCGACCGAAGCCGTATCGTCGGCACGGTTGACCACGATGCCGGCGCGGTTGAGCAGCTCGCGTATCGCTATCAGCGAGTGCTGAGGTTCGACGCCCTTATCTTTCCCTTTGGCCAGAGCAATGGAAACGAGCCTTGCAGCTGCGGGGTCTGCCGCCATCAGTATCCGCTGCCTTGCGGCGGCAACCACCTGAGGCGCGGAGCCGCCGTGGACGCGGCATACCCTGCCGCCCGTGATTGCGTGAGCTTTGCAGGGTTTGCCCCTGCCGGTCTTAGCCTTGCATAACGTCTGAAACCCAATTCCGGCGATTCAAGCGTGCCTCCGGCCTTCCATGGGTCCCGGGGTTTCATGGGTACGGGTACAACTCAAGTGTGTTCCATTTCGCACACGCCTGCCGTGGATGGGTATCGACACTTTCAGGCGGCGGTGCGGGCCGGGCGCACGTCAGTGGCCGTTATGGGCCGGATTCATGTCCCACACCGGCGAGTTGATCCACTGCCTGAAATACGCCCGCATGAACGCCACATCCCGGATCGTCATCACGCGATCGAACAGGTAGTTCTCAACTGCGATCCGCAGCTGGCCCCCGACTTCGTCTCTCCAGTACTTCGGGGCCGATGCAGAGCCGGGCGCCGGGATCGGACTTGCCATGCGAGTGATTCTAGCGCGGTTTCCGGCAGTCGAATAGCCGGTAGTGACACCGCAGCCTCCGGGGAATCCGCCGCCGTCCGCGCCGAAGCAGCGCAGGCAAGCACCTCAACAGCCGGCGCCTCCTCAACAGCAACAGCAAGCGCCTCCCGCTCCTCCGGCTCCGCCGGCTCCCCCGCCCCCGCCTGCAGCCGCACCTGCGGAGCAGCACGAATTCCAGTTGAAGTGGCCCGAAGCCGAAGTGCAGCGGCTTGCTTCGAAAGTTCAGACCGACTACCGGGCCGCGCTCTCCGATCACAACCGCCGCATCAACCGCTGGAAAGAGTACTACCGGCGCTGGAGGGGCACGGCCGATATCCCGCTGCAGGGCGAGGAAACAGCTTCGAACGTTCCGGTCCCCTTCATCCGCTGGAACATCTTCACGAAGTGGGCGAAGGAAATGGACTCCTTGTTTGGCGACGACGCCGAGATCGTCGCGATCCCCGTGGGCCCGAGTGACTATCGCAAGGACAAGAAAATCTCGCGGTACATGACGTGGCGCGTGTTCAATTCGATGAAGCTGCTGAACCCGTTCTGCGAGTTCGTGCTGAGGAAGCTGACCTTCGGCAAATCCGTGGCCTACTCGCCCTGGAAGCGGGAAACGTTCGAGGTCGCGGGGAAAGACATCGTCTACTACGACGGCCCGGGCTTCGAGCCGCTGTGGCCCGACGACTTCATCGTGCCGGCAGAGGAGGTGAAAACGCTGCACGAGTTCAGCTTCGTGATCCGCCGCTACAAGACCACGCCCGACGATCTGCTGGACGGCGAGTCCAAAGGCCGGTACCAGAACATCACGAAGAACTGGAAGACGATTCTCAATCTCGCCCAGCACGGCACACAGCGCCAATACGAAGGAGAAGAGATCAAGCTCGAAAAAGACGAGGCCGAAGGCGTGATGTATCAGCGGCCGCTCTCATCCGGCGAGTGGGTCACCGTTCTCGAATGGTACGGCAAGTGGCGTCCGTTGAAGAAAGGCAAGAAGGACGCGGGGGAATGGGACTTCGACCGGCGCGAGATGAAGCAGAAAGAGTTCGTCGTCCGCTACCTGTGGGACCTGAACATCGTGATCGGGATCCAGTCACTCGAGGAACTCTATCCCACGATGAGGAACCGCAGGCCCTTCGTGGAAAGCTCGATGTGCAAGGACGGCACCTACTGGTCCCCGGGCATGGCCGAGATGCTGATCGATCTCGAAGACGAGCTGCGGGTAAATCACAATCTGTCGACTGAAAGCGCCCAGTTCGCAGCCACGCCGATGTTCGGGTACCGCCCGGCTGCAGGCGTAACCGCTGATACGTTCAAAGCCGAGCCCGGTCTCTTCATTCCGCTCGACAATCCCACGAGCGACATCAGAGAGCTGACCATCACAGCCAACCTGGAAGCGGCGACGTGGAAAGAACAGGTCGTCATCGGTTATGGTGAAAAACTCACCGGCCTGAGTGACATGCAGCTCGGCCGGCAGCCCGATCGCCCCAACGCCCCGCGAACGGCGGCACAGACCCACATGCTGCTCGAAGAGGGCAACGTGCGGATCGCGCTCGATACCAAGGTCCTGCAGGAAGACATGGCCGGAGTGCTCGCCCACTTTTGGGAACTCGAGTATATGTTCACCCCGGAGCAGACCTTCTTCCGTGTCACTGAAGAGGATGCCGATGGTTTGTTTCCAACCAACAACGGCGCTTCGGTCATCGAAAGCAAGGACCGCGACGGCCGCTACGACTTCCGGCTGAAGTTCGCGAATTCAGTCTGGTCGAAGGAAATGAAGAAAGAGCAGGCGCTCGCCCGCTATCAGATCGACATGCAGAACCCGCTCATCGTGAGTAACCCGCGGGCTCTCTGGCAGGTTACCTGTGATGCCCACACGGCTCTCGGCGATCCCAACTTCGCGGATCTGGTGAGCGAGCCGCCGGCGCCCGACATCTCGATCGATCCGCGCGAGGAATGGGTGCGGATGGAGCAGGGCGAAGCGGTCCACGTGAACCCGATGGACAACGACCAGCTGCACATGATCCGGCATTACCGGGACTTCCAGGATTCGCAGACGGATCCGGACCGCGATCCGCAGTCCGTTGAAGCGCTCAAAGCTCACTACATGCAGCACATCGCCCAACTGCAGCAGAAGAAACTCCAGCAGGCGATCATCGAACAGGCAGTGGCTCACATCGGTCAGCAGATGGCAGCGGGACAGCCTGCAGGACAGCCGGGCGGCGTGCTGAATTTCCCGGCTGGCTTGTTCGGTAACAGCCTGAGCGGAAAGCGCGCTGAGGGAAGGAGCCCAACGGAGCCGAAGGGCAATCCGGCGGCGACGGGCCCGAACCTGTACTCAGGGCATCCGGAGGTGGGTCACGAGCAATGACGTCGCTGATGGAATACGCCGCTTACCGCCTGCAGGACACAGCCAAACAGTGGGGGCGGATCCGCGCCAAGGATCCGGGCGAAAGCGATTCGCATCGGTACCAACAATTGGAGCACTGGTTCTACTGCCTGACGGACGTTCTCGGAATTGAACGCTGTGAGGGCGAGGACCTCGACTCGTTCATCGCCCGGATTGCCGATTGGCGGGACATACACGCCGCTGGCCGCTGTGCTCCAGAAACACCACACGCCCGAAGGGAATAGCGGTTTAGAGGCCTGGCGGCGTTCCTCACGATTGTAATCCGTCGAATGGCCATCCGTGCACCGCGACGACTTCGAGATCGACGATCCGGACAGGACTGGAGACGAGGTTGTGCTGCGCCGTCCGCATCGTCGAATCGTACGTCATGGCAAAGAGCACCCCGCACTTTAACGACATGATCGCCGCGCGCGGCGGCATCGGCGCATCCGCCCCGGTGAAGAAGATTCCGGCGCCGCCGAAAGCTCCGAAAGCGGCCCCCAGACCAGCCGGCAAGCCGCCGCTGTTCGGCTCCAACCGATCCGACGGCTACTAGGGTGCAGCCGCCCGTCACAACCTCGAGGAGGCTCGACGCGATCGATGCCGAGCGCTTCGAAGAGATGCTGGCGTCGGAATCGTTTGCGCTGCTGAGGGCGCGGATCGCGGCCGAGCTGGAGCGGGCGCGCACGGACTGCGAGTCTCAGCCTGAATTGCGGGATATTCACCGGGCGCAGGGGGCGGCGAAGGCGCTGCGGATGACGCTCGATCTTCCGGCCAGAATGCTGACCACCATGAAGGACCGCAAATGAAACTCGCAGTTCTCTATATATTTATTTCCGCGCTGGCGTTCGCCGGGCCGAAAGAAGATGCGGCCGCGATCAAGCAGCTGCAGGCCCAGCACGCTGCCGATCAGATCCTCATCGACAATCTCACTGCCCAGAATGCCCAGCTCTCCGGATCCGGCACGAAGACCGGGAGGGCCATCACCAAGCTCGCCGCGGCCGGAGCCGACCAGTCCGCTCTCAGCACCAAACAGTCTGTTGCCGTGATCGCTTCGGTGGAATCTCACGCGGCCGGTGCGCAGGCTGCGGCGGAAGATACGCAGGAAACCGCTGCCCGCATCGAGAACAAGGTAGACGCCATCAGCCCCATGATGTCGGTGCCCGTGTGGCTCGCGGCTATAGCCGGCATGGTGTCGGTGATCGGGGTCGCCGGGAGCGTCATGCTCGCTTTTATCAACAAGTCGAAACTGGCCGAGATCCACATCCTCACCAACAGCAACCTCGCGAAGATCACCGGCGACCTGCAGGTGGCCAACGAGAAAATCGCAGGGCTGCGGGAGCTGGTGAGCTACACGAGTAAAGACGCGCCCGCGCCGTCGAATAAAACCGCATGACCTCTGTGAATTCCATCCGCACCGCGCGCTACGCCTTTAACCCGGACGCCGTCTCGCTCATCGACTTCGGCAAACCCGGGTCCACTTCCGTGATTGTCCACGTCGGACCGAACTCGATCGTTCTCGAGGGCGCTGACGCCCAAGTGGTTCGCGACGCCGTCCCGGAGTATGAACCCGTTGCAGAAGCGCCCGCGAAAGAACCGAGTGCCGCTCAGATCGCGGACGTGAAGGCGCAGGCTCAGGCCATGACGGCCGCGAAGCCCGTATAGCAATCCGTGATACTGCGGCTCAGCCTCGTCCTGCCGCTGGTCCTTCTCCTGCCGGCGGCAGAGCAGACCACTCTGAACCTGCATGTAACCGGGCAGGTTCAGAGTGTGGCCACGACGAAGAGGAATTTCGGACGGCTCCCGAAGGGCTACCGGGCGGCCGACTGGACGGTGACGAACCAGTCCGCGCAGCCCGTGAAGGTTTCGCTCGCGCGTTTGCTGCAGGAGATTCACCCCGGTCGAGGCGTTTCAATCCTTTCCGGGGTTTCGGCTACATCGGTGGTCGAGGACGCGCAGGGCAGCAATCCGCTGAACACAGTGGCGCGGGTAGGCAGCGGAATTGTGGCGGGGCTGGCTGTGGGCCAAGGGCTCAAGATCATTCCGTCGGGCGGCTCGTGGCCTACCGTCATTCTCGGGGCCGAAGTGGCCACACTGGTAATGCAGTACGTGTTTCCGACGCTTCAGACGCACGCGCTCCAGTCGATCACGGCTATGATGCCCGCCACACTGGCTCTCGACGCGCTCGGTACGGAGAGCGGAATGGTGATTGTCGAACTGGCAAAGAAGAGTGCGGATCCACCCACGCTCGATCTGACGATTTCAATCCCGTACCTGGAGGCAAAGCCGTGAAGAAACTGATTCTGTTCGTCTCGTCACTCTGTGTCTGCTGCGCGCAGAACCCGGCGGTGCTGGTGCAGGTTGTGGAATCGCCGGTCCAGGGCGGGAGGATCTGGATGCTCTCGCACACGCCCACCCTCGCGGGAGTCAGCTGCATGCAGGGCGGCGTGGCGCTGAAGCCGGGTAAAGACTACCTCTGGCTCGGCAGCAACTTCCTGCGGCCCATCAAAGTCAACGCGCAGGGCAACTGGATTCAGTCGTCGTGGCTCCCGGGGGCGGTCACATGCACTTACCTCTACCAGCCGCCTCCGAAGACGCCCTGATCGCGAAGTATCACGGGATGCTGCTCGGCTACGCGCGCATGATCGGCCGTCGCGTGTTTTTTCGGGTGCAGGCAGATGACCTTTACCAGTACGGCGCGATCGGTATCCTCCTCCAGTTCCGCCGGTGCGGCGACATCAACATCCGATCGGCAGCTTTTGGACAAATGATGGACGGCCTGCAGGCGGAAATGCGGAAGGGGAAGTTCTGCCTCACGAACGAATCGACCAACGGCCTGAACGACCTGGGGCCGGCGCGGGATGACATCCCCGCCATTGAGGCCGCGATCGACATCCGGAGGCTGTGCGCGATCCGCTACGCAATTCCGCTGAGCTACGCCTTCCGCCGAAAACTGCGCGAGCTGGTTGGCGAGCCGGCCCTCGGCAGCGGCCCGCACGGTCGAATAAACCAGCAGAAATGACGCCCGAGGCATTCACGCACCCAAGGCCACAGGAGAAGAGAATGACACCCACCGTAGTGACAACCGCACCTGCGCCCGCGAAGCCCGCGGCCGTCCCCATGCAGATCACCGTATCCCCGACACTGCCCAGCCACTGGCTGATGATTCTCTCGATCATGTCGGCCGTGCTAAACGCCGAGACTCCGCTCCTGCTCCAGGTCCTTCCTCCGAAGGCAGCTGTCGGAGTGGTCGGCGGAGACGTAGGACTCGCCGCGATCCTGGCCGCGTATCAGGCCACGCTTCCTCCCGTATGAACGTGCCCGGCGTGATCAGCGTCCGCTGCCACTACTGCTCGAAAGAGTATCCGGCGTGGCGCACGCACCAACTGCAGCGGTCCCAGCGCATCTGCGATTACTGTCTCGACTGGCACAACAAGGCGATCGAGTTCCTCGCGGGGCGCGGGCTGCCCGGCTGCCAGGTGTGCGGGGCCAGCTGGGAATTTCTGCACGATTCAACGCTGGGAGTCGAAGTACGGATGTATGTGGTTCCGAAAGACGGGATCTACCAGATTCTGTGTGCGACATGCGTCCGGCCATATGTGTCGAAGCGTGCAGACCTCTATGGTGGAACCCGGTTCGGAACTGAGGCCCTGAACCTATGACGCCTGCCGACCCAACGACCCTTGTTTCCGCAACTCCTCCGGCTGCTCCCGCAGCCGCTGTAACCGCGGCTCCCGCAGCTGCCGCTCCAGCCGTCGATACCGCCGCCTACCAGCGGCAAATCGACGAGCTGAAGGAGCAGGTCGCCGAAGGGCAGCGCACTGCGCAGTACTGGGCCGACAAAGTCAAAGCCGGCGCGCCGACGAAACCGGCCGAAGCGGAAGACGAACCGGACGTGCTTGAAGCGATCACAACCGGCGGAGCGAAGGGCTTCGACAAGCTGGCGAAACAGCGCGGGTTCATCCAGAGGGATGAAGTCGAGAGCCTGATTAATCAGCGCGCTGCATCTCTCACCGAAGAACAGCAGCTCCTGAAGGAATACCCGGACCTCAGCAAGAAGGAGTCGGAATTCTTCAGGGCGACGGCACTCGAGTACGGCAAGCTCGTGAAAAGCGGGGTCCCTCAGGCTGTCGCGATGGGCAACGCGGCCCGCCAGACGGAGCTGGAGTTCATCAAGGCCGGCAAGATCAAACTTCCCGCTGCCGCACAGACGAAAGAAGAGAAGGAAGCTGCCCGGGTGGCCCGCATCGCAGCTCAGTCCGGAGATACCGGCGCGCGCAGGCCTGCCGCGGCCGACGAAGAAGACGAAGACCTGACGGCGGAGCAGAAACATATCGCCGACGCCATGGGTATCTCGCACGAAGCCTACGCGAAACGCGCGAAGAACGGTGTCGCGATGAGAGGGGTCAAGTAGTCGATGAGCGGCCCGCTGAATTCCCCGCGCAGTCACAAACGGAAACCGGTTCTCGATCCGGCCGAGGCGGCGAATAAACGCATCCTCGCCGATCGCCAGCAGCGTCTCGACGACAAAGCGGCCGTCGACACCTTCGCGACCGATCTGGGTCTCGATCTGAAAGACCCGCCGTCACTGGCCGACAATCCGGCCGACTTCCTCGCGGACGAGTGGGACCGCAAGACTTTCGGCGATGCGATCCCCACCTACACGCGCGTTGTTTACGGTCCGGATCCGCTTCTGATTTCCTGCCCGCATATGAAGGCGGCAATCGAAAAGATCGGCCTCGAATCCTACGCCAACGCCACCATGGAAGCGATCCTTCTGAAGGAAGACAAAGCCGTTGCCGATCCGATCATGCAGACCGGTCTGCGCGCGGCCATCGCGCGATTCGGCGTCTCGGCCGTGGCTCTGGCATTTCGCGATCGCATCATGAAGATCCCCGAACGGAACGTGGAAGTGGAAGCGGACCGCTCGGACGCCATGATCTTCGCGCAACCGATGGAAGAAGCGGTGATGAGGTACGGCACACCGGGCATGGCCCCCAAATTCCTCAGCGAGCGCTGCATCGGCGTTCTCGGGATGCGCGGCTACGTAGTGGTCAAGGACGAAAAAGGCGATCCGGTCAAGGTGGGAACGCTCATCATGGGCGAGATTCCGCTGCGTATGGCCGAGGCGCGACGGAGGCACTACGCGGACCTTTCCGACCAGGACGTGAAGGACGCAGCCGAAGTATTCGAGGACACGGCCGCGCGCGCGATCCGCGACGGAGGCAGGGGCGGAATCTCGGTGCTTCGACAGGGCGAGAGCGTTTCGTCGAATGCAGCGGGGGACTTCGAAGATGCGGAGCTGACGGCTTCGTACCTCGGACAGAACCGCGAGACGGGTTTCAGGGTGGAGAGGCAAAAGTAGATGGCAAACGTAAACGCTCCCTTCGGTTTCCGGCCGATCATCCGCATGGGCGGCTCTCCGTTCAGCGTGGCCGAATACGGCAAAGCGGCCGCCGACACGCACGCGATCTATTCGTTCGACCTGGTGGGGCATCTCACCGGCGGCACTCCGTTCCCGCTCCCCGAGAACTCGACCTTTAACCTGTCGCGGATCCAGTCCGGGTCCGTGCTCACGCCAGGCACGTCGCTCTGGCTTGGCGCCAGTCTGACCTACGGCGCCGCATCTGTGGGTACCGTGCATCCGGTGGCCGATCAGATCGACTGCATCTTTCTCGCGCAGGCCGGTAACGGCGCCACTTCCATGACCACGGCCGGGGCCGCGGGCCAGAACGCCAACGTGTTCCAGGGCGTCGGCTCGGCCACGACAAAGCAGAGCGCCTTCGTTGTCGACAGCGCCACGGTCAACACCACATCTTCGCTCGATCTCCGGATCAGGCAGATAGCCATGATCACGTCGAACGCCGAGGGCGCGTACGCGCTTCTCGAAGTGACCATCAACAAACACGCGCTCTCCGGATCCACGACCGCGACATAAAGGACGGCCACGTAAAGGACACCCATGTTCATCCGCACACTTTTCCCGGATCTCTACCTTCAGTCGATGCTGCCCGCGATCGACGAGGTGGTGATGACGAAGTACTCGCAGTTCCCGGACGAGTTCAAGGAAGTGTTCCGCATGGAATCCTCCTCGCGCTCGATCGAGCAGACCACCGAAGTCACCGGCTTCGGGCAGTTCGCGGTGATCCCGGAAGGCGGCGACACCCGCTACGACGAAGCGCTTCCCGGTTTCAACAAAACTTACACGCACGCCCAGTACGGGCTCGGCTTCCGTGTCACGAAAGTGGCCATGGACGACGACAAATTCGGCGTTGTGAAGAAACTAGCAACTGAGCTGGGGCGTTCGGGCAAAGAAACGAAGGAAGTTACCGTCGCCAACATCGTCAACACCGGTTTCGCCGGCGTGGTGCTGGGACCGGATGGCGTCGGGCTCTTCTCGACCGCTCATCCGCTGATCGGCGGACAGACTCAGTCGAACCGGCTGAGCTACGCGACAGATCCGGATGTGACCTCGATTCAGCTGGTACTGACGCTGATGCGGCAGACGCTCGACCAGCGCGGCAAGAAGCTGCGCATCCCGCCGAAGAAAGCTATTTTCCCGCCGAATCTCGAATTCATTGGCGCAGAGCTGCTCGGCGGCGACACCCGTCCCGATACGGCCAACCGCGCGATCAACGCTTTCAAGCGGCGCAGCGGCCTGCCCAGCTTCGACAGCTGGATGGTGTGGGACTACCTCACCGATACGGATGCCTGGATGGTGGAGGGCGACGTAGGTGACACCGAACTCAGGTACTACGACCGCGAAGCCTTCAACACCGTGCACGACATCGACTTCGATTCCCGATCGGTGAAGACCGCGGGGTGGATGCGGTTCAGCGCCGGCTACAACGGCTTCTACGGTATCGTCGGCGTGCCCAGTTCTTAGTTTTCGCGACGGAAAAACAACATGGTGCTGGTCAAGCAAACTAACAAGCCCTCGCGTTTCAAGGGCAGTGTCGCTGTCACCCTGAGGGGATCGGGCTCGGGAGGCAACGATCCGCTGAAAGTCGGGGACGGCGGCGACGTCGGCATCAGCATCGATCTCCCAACCGCCCAAACAGCGAACGCGATCCAGATTTCACAGCCCCAGGGGACCGTCATCTTTGCCATCGGGCCGAACGGCGCGCCCGCGATCGCTGCGGGGCTCGGGATGTTCGGGGTCGCACACGCGATCTACAATTTCGCGACAGATGGCGGAGCGATCGGGCTCATCACTCCTGCGCTCAATGTACTGATTCCGGCCAACGCGATCGTTATGGGCGGCATCATCAACCCCACCACGGCGCCTGTCGGCGCCACGGCCACGATTGCGTTCGGAACGTCGGCCGGTTCGAGCGCTACCAGTCTGAAGGCGGCTACGGCGATCGCCACGTACTCGATCGATGCACTGCTGGCGACAGTTCCTGTGTTCACCGCGGCCTCGTCGTTCAAGATGTCGGCCGCAGGGAACATCACTCTGACGGTCGCCGTTGCGCCCCTCACCGCGGGCATAATCGAGGTCTTCGCATTCTTCGTGATGCCCACCAACGCATAGGCTGCCATGCAGAATAAGGCTCTCCGGCGCAACATCATTCCGGCTACGGCGCTGACGGCCGGAACCACCACATCGCAAAGCGAGCAGAACACGTGGGGCCGGGGTATTCGCTTCTATATCACGTCGGCCGCAGCCACGGCGGGCGGCGGTGTGGACACGGTTTTCCTGTGCGGGGTGCCTCCTGCGGGAGGAAACGCGGTCCCCGTTGTCGGCTTCGCGGCTGCAAATGCGTTGAGCGTTGCAGGCGTCTATGTGGCTGACTTCTACCCCGGGGCATGGCTGCCTCCGACCGTGGCAGCCGGCGGCGTGTTACTCGGGGCGGCCGGCATCGAGCTGCCGGCGAAGTGGGCAGTCCGGATTGTGATGGGAGCGGGAAACGCCGCAACGATCACGGTGGACGCCGAAACGCTACCTTGACCGGAACGCCAGTCGAATAACCGCTCATGCGGTTCGTTCGGTGTCTCCTTCTTCTGCTGGGCGCTTTCGCTCTCCCCGCCCTTGCGCAGCAATGTCCTCAGGGGTTCACGCTCACGGGCGGGGTTTGTGTCTCGAATTCCAGCGGCGGGGGCCTCGGGCCGGTCATATTAACCGGCACGCCAACGGCCGGCGAGGTTCCCACGGCAACGAGCGGAACGGCTGCAACATGGCAGCCGCTGAGCGGGACAGGCTGCACCACCAGCGGTACTGCGATTCTCAAGGGCGATGGCTCGGGCGGATGTGCGAACGGCACTGCGGATACAAACTATGCGGCGCCGCCCGGGCAGGTCAACCTGACGTCTTCGGCGAGCATGGCTTATGGGAGCGCAGCCGGCGTTAATCAGTTCAACGTGACGCTCTCCGCAAGTATCACGTCTCCCGTATGCCCCACTGCCGCGACGGTGGCCAAGGTCACCTACGTGTTCCACATCGTGCAGGCCGCGTCCGGAGGGCCTTTCACGAATGCATGGCCGTCGTGCTTCCAGAATTTCCCGGCCATAGGCGTTCCCGTCGAAGCCGGGGCGGCGCTGGACGTCGGCGCGCGCTTTGACGGGACGTTTTTTTGGTCTCAGTGGTCGACGAATACGACGCCGCACGGGATCGTCACGCTGGGCTCGGCTCCGGCGGCCGCGCCGCTCGCCAACACGACCGGGTATCCGTTTTACTCACTGGCAGACCAGGATTTCGAGATGGAGATTTTCGGTGGAGGCCTGATGAAAGGCTTCCTTGCCGGGGTCGATGTGAATCCGGTGACGGGTCAGCTGACAATCTCGCCCACTACCTGCACAAGCCAGCTCCTCAGCGCGATCAGTGCCCGCGGTGCCGGGACCTGCTCCAGTATTACGCCGGCAGAGCTGCCCGTGGCCACCACGTCGGCCCTGGGCGCGGTTCAGCCGGACGGATCGACAATCACCATCGTCGCGGGCGTCATTTCGGCTGCCGCTGCCAGCGGCACTTCGACCCTTACCATTGCCAACGCAGGGAGCACGGGTACGACGATTCACACCCTCACAAAATTGACGGGAGCGCCCAGCACGGCCGTAATCGCGGCCACGACGGATACAGGCGGCATCGTCGGGGTCACGACATCCGCCAGCGCCACGACGGGCAACGCAACGATCCAGATCAACGGCGCAGCCACCTGCGTATTTGCAGGCGCCACGACTGCGGGGCACTACGTCGGGATCAGTTCGGCGACGGCAGGCAACTGCGTCGATGCCGGGGCGACTTATCCCACATCGGGACAGGTAGTCGGCCGCGTGTTGAGTACAAATGCATCGGCCGGGACTTATTCGATTGACATCTTCCCGTCAGAAATTCAGGCTCAGGCCGGGGGCAGCGGCATCACGAACCTGGCCACGGGCGCCGGGCTTACAGGCGGACCAATCACGACCACCGGCACGATTGCGACCGCAAGTCCTGTCAACGCGCAGACCGGGACGAGTTATACGGTGCTCTCGACCGATCAGGCGAAGCTCGTCACATTCGCCAATGCCGGTGCTGTGGCCGTCACACTGCCGGTTGGCTCGACTTCCGGGTTCGGGGCAGGGTGGTACTCGGACCTCACGTGTTACGGCCCTGGCATCGTGACCATCACGCCGACGACCAGCACGATAAATAATGGAGCGTCGGCCTATGCATGTATGCCCGGATCGGGAGTCCGAATCTTCATCGACGCCTCGAACAACTATCAGATTCAGGCTGGAACCCTGTTTCCGATCATCAGCGGCGGGTCAGGCCAGGCCAACACCACCGGGGCGACCAGATATTACGCCATTTCCTCAAGCGGCAATGGCGGCGTTGAAGCGGGGGTCTACAGTTTTGCGCCCCAGACCGGCACTCTGCGAAATCTGACTTTCATGATGGGAACCGCCCAGCCGGCATCGGGATCGTTGACGGTAAATCTGCGAAAGGCGCCCAGCCCGTACACCACTCCGGCAAATTGTGGTCTTCAGATCGTTATCGCGGCCTCGGCTGCCGCCGGACTGTATCAGGATCTGACCCACACGTGTTCGGTGCTGCAGGGAGACATTCTCGACTATCAGATCGTAAACGCAGCGACGGCCAACTCAGGCAGCATCGTGGGAATGAGCATGTATCTGCAATGAGAACGGCCCTCACGGTTGCGCTTTTGGCTATCCCGCTCTGCGCCCGGGCTCAGGTCAAAGTAGCTCCCTACTACACACCGGCCGTCGGCTCGAACGCGCTGACCACGGCAGCGACGACGGATACGAGCGTCGATGTGCTGGTCTCGGGATCGATGGTCCGGACGCTGATGCCGTTCGCCGGACTTGTCTACCAGATCTCCTTCCCGATCGGCGCCGTGACCCCGACGGCGTTTTACGTCTCGAAGGCCACCTGCAGTTCGATGGCGGCGAACGCCTGCACCGTCTTCACGGCTGCTTATGCGCAGACCATCACCGGGCCGTTCACCTCGAACGCGCTGAATACCTTCACACTGGCGGTGCCCCTTGCCGTATCGAAGTGGGACGCGCTCGCGTTCAGGATCGAATTCAGCCAGCCTCACACCATTAATTTGTCCCTGTTCACCGCGCAGCCGATCGCCGTCGTCAGCGGGAACGGCACCCCAACGCTCGCGGAGGCGGCTTACTACCAGCTCAATGTCGCCAAGCCGAGCACCTTCACTCTCTCCGGCATGACGGCCATACCCGCCAACGCGATTCCGGAATTCGGCGCATACATGGCGCCCCCACAGATGCTCGGCATCGGCAATTCGATCATGGGGAGCGCGCCCGCGCCCAGCGATTCCGTGGCCGACTCCTTTGCCCAGGATTACCCGATTCCGGCCGTATACTCACCTCTCCATTTCTGGGCGAACAGTTTCCCGGTTGCGCCGACCTATCAGAGCATGGGCTGGAGCGGACAAACCCTGGTGCAGGAACAGACACGAATGACGTCCGACACTTTGGCTCTGCAGCCGGGCGGGTACCTGCTCATCGAAGGGGGAATCAACGACATCAACAACTGCTCGGTTACGACCGGATGTACAGGGCCTCAGATCACTGCCATAGAGAACGCGCTGGCCTCCATGATGTCCGCGGGGCAGTCGGCAGGGGCCAGGACTTTCGTGATGCTGGCCGGTCCCGACCTGCAGTCTCAGAGCGGGTCGAACGCCCGTATGACCAGCGAGGACACGATCAATGCGAACACGATCTCAGTCGCGCCTGGATATGGCGCCACTGTCATCGACTGGCGCTGCACTCTGGGCCAGTTCCGGGCCGGCCAACGCGCAGGAAACTGCTGGGACTGGCAAGCGGCTTACATGTACGGCGACGGTCTCGGAGTCCATCCGAATCAGGCTGGCGTACAGCTGGTCGGAAACCTGATCTACGCTGCGTCCCCCTATGCGCCGTCCAACAGCAAACCAGGGGGCGGCTCGAGCGCGGGCGGCTCGAGCGGGGGCATATTTTGACCTGGGGCCAGCTTCGGCTGCAGCTGCAAACCTCGGCGCCCGAGATCCCGCTCGATCTGCTCGACGAGTGGCTGAACACGCGCTATGCCGCAGTTCTCGACGCGACGGACTGGATTGGCCGCAAGGCGCATGCCATGATCCAGACCCAGGCCGCCTACCAGTCGGGCACGGACACGGTGACGGCTACGGTGGGGTCGAACGCCATCACCAGCCTCGGAACCACGTGGACGATTGCCATCACGGGCCAGAAATTCTACATCCCGGGCGACACGGCGGTTTACACAGCAACTTACGTAAGCGGAACGAGCCTCACGATTGACCGGCCTTACGAAGGCAACGGCTCCGACGCGCCGGGAACGGTTTACGCCAAGGCCTCCTACGTCTTCATGCAGAACGTGTACACGCTGCCGGCCGACTCGGATAGCGTGGTCACGGTGCTCGATCCGATCACGGGCGAGCCCCTGCAGAGCTTTACGAAAGACGGCCTCGACGCATCGGTCGGCGCGCGGACGCTGGTGGGCTATCCGCAATCGTGGGCCGAGTACGACGACAGCCCGGAGTCTTCCCCGCCCGTGCTGCATCAGATCGAGCTCTATCCCCCACCACTCTACGCGCGCGGTTTCCCGCTCGAATACCTGCGCAACGCCAACGCCTTCGACGGCATCAGCACCAGCCTGAGCCCGCTGCCCTTCATATCGAGCAACGTGCTGCTCTATGGCTGCCGGGCGGACATCCAGCTGCATCTCGAAAACTACAAGAAGGCGGAGGGTTACGAGCTGCAATTCGAAGGGGAGCTTGCGCGGTTGCTGCGGGTCGAGCATCAGCAGCGGAGAGTGAAGACTTCGGTCAAGATGGCATCGCGGTTCACCCGGCACCGGATGGCGAGGGCGGCGCGGGGACTGAACAGTTCATGGAGAGGCGGGACTTTAGGCGGCCCCAATTGAGATGCGGCGGTTTTCGGATGGAATCGATCGCCCGGACTCGTACGACGGGACATCACTCTCGCGCGGCATCGAACAATACTTCGCGGACGCGAGAATGAAAGAAGCCTCGCGGCTGCGGACGGAGAACGCAGCCATGCGCGCGGCCGCGGCGGCTGAAATGCTTCGGAACCCAATAAACACAGGGGTTTCAGTTTCACGTGAAACCAGTTAATGCAACTCCAGGCCATGTACGGATTGACTTCGCAGCGCCTCAACGAGGGCGCGAATCAAGGGGGACCGATCTCCTATCCGACGCTCGAAATCATCGCGGCCCTGAACGAAGCGCAGCGCCTGTTCTGTCTGCTGACCCTCGGCCTCGAGCGAACCACGGCATGGGCCGCGGCCGGGGCGACCACGTTCTTTCACATGCTGACCACCAACGCCGGACTGTTTGCGGACTGGATTGTCCCGCTCCGGATCGCGACGGCGACAGGCGCGAAGGTGCGGCCCTCGGGGCTCGAAGAACTGAACTCCCTCGACAGCAGATGGGTGAATTCTCCGGGCGCCCCGGTTCGTTACGTTCACGTGGGCGCGGATCTTGTCGGGCTCTATCAGCAGCCTGCAGGCGGAGCAACGCTGAATGTGACTTATGCGCGCGCGCCTGTAACGCTGGTGAATCCGACTGACGTTCCGGAGATCCCGGCGGAGTATCATCCGGCTCTCGTTGACTACGGGATCTATCGCTGCCGGCAGTCGGAAGGCGGAGCGGAGTTCGAGAAGGTTCTGCCGCTGTTCGACGGCTTTCTCGATGCGGCGCAAAAGTACGCGGACTACGTGCGGGCCCGGAATCTCGGCAGCCGGTACGACAATGTTCCGTTTGAGCTCGAATCGTTCGACCGCTCGGAGCTGATGCAGCTGCGGGGAGCCAAATAGATGGCCTGCGACGTCGCCAACTCGATAGCCGATGTCTGGTTTCGTCTGGGGTTTCTGTCTGCCGCGGAACTGGCGACGAACGCGCTGTGGCTGACAACGACGGAACTCTACCAGTTTGGCGACGACGCCGGAAAGCGGCTTGCCTATACGGCTGGTGTGTTCCTCGTGGTGGATTCTTCGATCAATGTTGTGGCTGCGACGCCGCTCTACGCCCTGCCGGCATCGCACGTTTTCACGGTGATCGCCTGGATTGTGTACTCGGGGCAGCCGCTCCAGATGCTGCGGATGTCGAGTGTCGGGCAATTGTTCGCGCTCGACGGTAACTGGACCGCAACGAACGGGCTTCCCCTGCGCGCTTCGCTTGATGCGGGCGGAGTGGGCAGCGTGACGCTCTACCCCGATCCGACCGTGAACGGGACGCTCAATCAGGTCTGCCAGGAGTTCCCGGCGATCGCTTCGGGTTCTTCGAGCGTCCCGGTTTCGCCGGTGATGCAGGATTACTTCAGCTACGCGCTGTTAAGTGGCTCACTCGGCAAGGAATCGGACTTCGCAAAGCCGGAAGTGGCAGGACACGCCCATGAGCGGATGAAGCTGTACGAGGCCATTGCGGCTCAGCTTTGGGGACCAGGACAATAGACGAGCGAGAAGGGCTGGCCGTTCGTCGAGTCGACCATCCGCAAGGGCAGCAACCTCACGGTCGTGAACTCGTCACCGGGGAGTAGTCTAATTCCGTTCTCGTCGAACGCCGCGGACCCCTCTTCGCAGGCCCTGAAAATCTTCTTCCTCGGAGCCGTATCGAACGGAAACTCAACGACTGCCCACGGGTAAAGCGTTTCGAACGACTGCGCCATCAGTACTTCCCGCCATGGGTGATCGCCGAATTCGCGTCCATCCTGGCCTCGCGGATCTTGCGGATCGCCGCGCTCCGGTCGGGACACGGAGGAGCGTTCCCGATTATGACCTTGACCGCCTCGGCCAGCGCCTCGCGAATACTCACACCCTGCGACAGTTGTTGACCAGTCCAGGCGTGATACAGGAAGGCCTCGTCTACTTCCGCCGCGACTTCCGGGGTTAGTTCCGTGGCTCTGGTGAAGTCCATCAGTCGAATCGTACCCCAGTGGGCTACGAGCGTAAATCCCTCCAGATTCTCGGCGGCGGCTTCAACATGCTTCCGCCCACCGACAAGGTGCCGATCACCGACTACCTTCTCGCGCAGAACTGGCGGGTGGATGCCCTCGGCCGTCTCGTCTCCCGCGCGGGCTACGCCCCCAAAATCTCAATCGCCGGCGCCGGAATCGCTCATAGCGCGGGCAGCTCCGGAGGCGTGGCGAGCCCGCTGTACGTCGGCTGCAACTCCGGAGTGACCAATCCTACGAGCGCGGTCTACTACAACCAGAACGCGACTCCGATAGCCACGGGCTTCGACGGCAACCGCATCGGCTTCGCTTCCCAGAACGGCTTCATGTGGGTCATGAACCGCGGCAACCAGGGACGCCACAGCGTAGCCAACGGCTGGGAGTCGTGGAATCTCACACCACCTCCGGCGAGCCCGACAGTGGCGGCAGGAAGTTCACCGTCGCCGACCTCGAGTGCGACGTACACCTACGGATTCGTGGGCACCACGATAGCCGCCAGCATCACAGGTGGCCCATGGACGTCGACGCCCGCATCGATGGCCGGCATCACGATCGGGATGAACCTCAGCGTCTCGAATTCCGATTTCAGCCATTACGAGGTTGTGGTGGTCACCGGAACGACGGGCACGACGTTCGATGCCACTTACACAACGAGCAAGACCGGACCTGGAATCCTCGTCGGTTTCGCGGATTACGTCCACTCGCTCACCATCGCCGGGGCGACATATTCATTTGCGCAGAACGGGTACGCGGACAGCCAGATCGCGCTCGTCATCGCGGGCCTAGCGGGCACCGATCCCAACTGCTCGGTCACGTACGCGGGAACGGGCAACAACGTCGTCATCACGCCCATCCCGCCCAACATCCTGATCCCGATCAGCGGATCAGACGGCAACACGCCGGAGAATCTGGCAAGCGGCTCCATCACCAGCCTGCCGAACGGAACCTATCAGTTCTATCTGACCTTCGTGTCGGCCGACCTGTCGCTCGAATCGAACCCCAGCGCGGCTTCCGATCCGGTGACCGTTGTTTCCCAGGCCATCGTGGTGACAATCCCGGGAGCCGACGCCCCTGTCGATGCGCGGATCGGCTTCGTCCGGATCTATGCGACCGGAGGAACACTGCTGCAGCCTTACCAGATCGGACAGGTTGCGTCGACCAGCGGTTCTCCGGCCACCACGTTCACCGACACCATCCCGGATCTGCAGGCCACCGCCAACGGCGTGGTCATGCCAACCACAAACGACCCTCCGCCGCCGGCAGCAGGAATCATCGGGCCGTATTTCTCACTGCTGCTCGCATGGTCGACCGCGGCCAAAGTGAACCGGCTGTTCTGGACGAACGCAGGCCTTCCCCAATACTGGCCAGGCTCGGCCGATGCGCAGGTCGGCAACTGGGTGGACGTGGGGGACGACGGAGAAGCAATTGTCTGGTGCTCGATCCACACCAACATGCTGGTGATCTACAAGGAGCGCACGATCTGGATGATGATCGGAAGCTCTCCGTCGACGGCCACGCTCGAAAAAGTGTACGAAGGCTGCGGTCTCGTCGGGCAGTTTGCGCTGGCACCGGCCGGGATGATCGATTACTTCGTGGGCGCGAACGGGCTGAATGTTTTCGACATGAACGCGGTGCACGAAGTCTCGGGGGCGATTCTCCCGATCTTCAATCAGAACTTGAGTAACAACGGAGAACTCACGCCGCCAGGGTCGGTCCTTGCCGGGACCGCCAATAACTCGACTTCGACGGCCGCGTATGCGATCGCGCTGGGCCACGCGAACGGAAAGCTGTACGTGTCCTACCCCGACAAGGGCGGCGATCGCTGCACCATGGTCTACAACGAAGGGAACCAGCCGGAGACGAACGCTTATATCGGGGCGCAGCCGGGCAAGTGGTTCTACCACCGCAACGCCGGAGGCCTCGGATTCTTCGGCTTCCTCTTTGACGGGACCGCCATGCTCGGACTCTCGGGGCCGCTCGGCGGGGCGGCGGTGGGCTGGAACGTCGACGACTTCCGCGGGTTTCTCGTCGAGGACCCGGACACGGCGGCGATCAGTTGCGTCTATCAGTCGCACTACGAAAACTGCGGGCAGCCGGACAATCCGAAAATCTGGCTGGAAGTGGTGATCGACATTGAGCTCGCCGGCGACTCGGCGAGCGTGTACGCGGGGTTCAACGGCGGCATCCTGGCTCTGACGTCGATCGGCACCATCTCGGCGTCGGGCCGGTCTCAGACCTCGTTCGCTCTGGGAGGCCCCCTCACAAAGAACGTCTCGATCGCCGTCGTTGTGCCGGCGACCGCGGGCGTCGTGATCCTGCACAACGTCTACATTTACTTCTATCTCGAAGAGAGGTACGCGCTCGCCGCTTACACGCTTCCCTCGGATCTCGGGGTGGGAAAGATCAAGCAATGCAAAGAAGTCGAGCTCGACATCAACAACGCGGTCGGCACGGCCACGCTGCATGTGGCTTCGGATCTGCCCGGTAATGCGATGGCGGTTCGGGAGACGATCACGATCCCGCTTGGGACTCAGCGGCGCATTTACAAGTTCCCGTTCGCGACGATCGAGGGCCTGCTCTGGCAGGTTGCCGTGACTGCCTCGGGCGCGAACGTCTTCCAGCTCTACGGCGCCCGCGTGCTGATGCGCGTCATGGCCGTTTACGTGGAAGGCTATGAATCGACAGCCGGGTTTGTGTGGGACTCGATGCAGCAGGACCTGGGCGACGGAGACGTCAAAACCTTCGACCAGATCCGGTTCGACATGGAGGCCGGTGGAGCTTCGACGGTCACGATGCTGACCGATCTGCCAGGCGAGTCTTTCAGCATTCGGGCCAACTCACTGGCACTGACAGCCGGTGGGACATCCCGCGCATGGGTGACCGTTCCCCTGCCCGACCCTTATGGCGCATCGGCAATTGAGGGGCGATCGGTCCAACTGCAGGTGACGGGCAACACCGGATTCAAGCTCTACAAAGCCCAGGTGAGGGCGAACAGAGTCGGGCGCTACCTGATGGGCACGGCTCCGGATTCGGCGAATGACGCCTTCACCACACTCGAATTCGATTTTGCTTCGGAGCGGGCGAAGGTGTTTAAGCGCCTCGAAATCGATATGCGGGCCAACGGGACAGTGTTCTTCACCATCATCACGGACCAGTCGGGTACTCTTGCAACGATCTCCGGGCCCACGGGCCTGGCAGCGTCGGGACGCCAAACCGTGATGCTGCCGATGCCGCCGGGAGTGCGGGGGCGCCTGATGCGCCTGATCCTGACGTCGACCGCGGCGGCGCGAATCTACAAGATCCGGGTGTGGACCAGACCGCTGAGTGAGCCGAACGGGAACTGGAAGTGGGAAGACTTTCCACTTGAGACTTCGGATGTTGTCGCCTCGTGGAAGGACCTGATCGCGGAGGAGACAACCCCGGTGTGGCAGTGGGTCGATATCCCGTTCACGGTGACGGACGCATGAGCGGCCAGATTCCCGGCATCCCCCAGGCGGCAACCGGGACAATTCTTGTCAACCACATCAACGACAGGCTGCGGAGGATTTCGCAGGAGCTGGGTCCGGGCGCTACGGGCAAGCAGGGCATACAGGGAATCCCCGGAACGTCCAGCGGAACGCTCACTGCCGGGGAGGCGGCTTACGCCAATACCGTGACGAGCGCAACGCTGACGCCCGACCTCACGAAGTCCAACATTCAGCAGGTGGTCATCCCGGGCGCCTCGACAACCGCGTCGGCGAGCAGTGGCGCATCGAGCATCACCGTGGCGTCTGCAACCGGGATTGCGATCGGCGAGCTGGTGCAGGGGGCCGGGATCGCGGCGGGGTCCCTCGTCGGACCGGGCTATGCGGGAGGAACGACGGTACCCCTGACGATCAACACGACCGGGATTCTCAGCACCACCCCGGTGACCTTCAGCACCACGACGATCGCACTCACCCAGCCGAGCGGCCTGCCCACCGGCAGCTTCAGCTGGTCGCTGGTGGCCGACAATTCGAATGCCGCGGCCTGCGCCCTCATTCCGGACGGGACCTACGGGATGGCGGCCGGGGTCCCCATAAATCCGGGCACGCGCACGGTGCTCAACTTCGTCACGACGCAGAGCGGTAACACGACCCAGATTTCCGTGGTGGCGAATCAGGCCATCATCCCCCTGTGAACTAACCCGCCAGTCGAATAGCCGGTAGTGAAGCTCCGAACGTTCTTCCTGTCGCTGGCGCTGTGCAGTTTCATCCCGGCTCCGGTCCGCGCGCAGGCCGTTTGCCAGCTGTCGGTGTGTATCTCGCCCGTCAATTCCGCGAACGTCACCGGGCTCAACGATGCCACGAGCGCAGGCACGTTCATCTCGTTTCCGGCAGCTAACCAGTACCGCGCCGAAATCCACACAACCGGCACACCGGACACCATCGAAGTCTCGGTCAATGGCGGCGCGTTCGGATCGCCGATCAACCTTGTGGCCGCCACTCCGCTGGCGCTCGGGGACGGGGTAACAATCATATTCGCGGCCTCGACCGGTCACACCCTGAGCGACTACTGGCTCATCACGACAAGAGCGAACGGTTCGCTGAACCAGGAAACTACCGTCGCTCCCGTGCCGCTCGCGGGTTTCCGCAACGCGCAGGACAAGGCGTCGGACATCTTCACGGCCAAAGACGCGGGGGCGAAGGGCGACGGTATCACGGACGACACTGCGAATATTGCCAAGGGACTAAACGGGCTGTGCCTGGGAGGCGGGGGACACCTCCTGTTCTCGGATGGAGCCTACATGCTGAACGCGGCTTCATTGCCGCTTCCGATGTGCGACAACATCGAGATCAGCGGTCAAAACGCCACCCTGATGATTATCGGTGGTTCCGGTTCGTTCAATCAGATTTTCGGGACGCGAGGGCAGACGGTCAACAACTTCCACCTGCACGACGTGGCCGTGAACATGAACTCGAGCAACAACGCGCTCGTGAGTTCAGGCGACTTGGGGAGCCACTGCCGCTGTGTCCTGGTGTTCGGGAATCCTACCGGCATGGCTGCAACCGGTTCGAACGTGCAGATCGATCATGTGACCGTCTCGGACGTCCGCTCGACGTGGGTTTTCCGTTCGGGTGCCAGCCCCACATCGATAACAGACAACCTCATCACCAACGTGGGCGGCGGTACCGTCGCCGCGGACTCTTCGATCTTTTACCTTGACGGGAACGGCGAAGCCGTAGTCGGCAATCAGATCATCTCGGCCTCGCCCGATCAGAACCTGGCAGTCACGGCAATCGAGACGCACGGCAGCGCGCAGGTGATCACCGGGAACGTGATCGTGAATATGCAGGTGGGGATGAACGTCACCGGAATATCCAACGTGACGGCAGAAGGCGGGGCGGTCACCGGGAACACACTGGCCGGGGTTTTTCAGGGCATAGATATCTGGAGCCAGTCCCTCTCCGGCGGAAGTTACCCCTCGGGGTGCGGGATCGATAATTTCGTCGTGTCCAACAACTCGATTCAGGTCGACCAGCTCTCGTACCTCTCCCTCGAAACCGCAGGCGCGCAGACGTTTGGAATCAATCTGAACGGCGGCGCGACCCTGAACTTCTGCCACCTTAAAGTCAACCAGAACTCGGTTACTTTCGACCTTTCGAACTCGGTGACGGAGCCTCTGAACGTCAGCAACGCCACGCTTGGCATCGGCTACTACGACGTGAGCTCGGGGGGCTTCTCCTGCATCGACTGCGATTACGGGTACAACACCGTTGCGAACAGTCCGCTTTCCGCTTTCCGGTACCAGGCGAACGGGCAGAATATTTCCTTCGACGGCGACATTTGCATCGATGGAGGGTCGCATCTGAATCCGGCACTCAACGGCGTCTTTCGGTCCTGCTTCTTCCTCGCCGAACTGGCCGGGGCGCCGATTGTCGGAGATATGAGTGCGAACAACTCGAAGTGCATCGACGACCTGGCCACGTCGCGGTCCGTTTACTGTTACGTTCTTGCCGCAAACACAACGGGCCAGTTCACCGTGGATGGAGCGGAGGTAACCTGCCTCGACGCGACTTGTGCGTCCATGGCTACCGGCGGTGGCACGGATTTCAATCTCGTCGGCCCACCGTCGCCGCCCCCCTTCATCAGGGCTACGGCTCACGTTCCCGGCGGCGCGCTGGTGCCCAACAGCGGAAGCGGGCAGCCCCAAATCAGCAGTTCTATCCTCGACACAACGAACCAGCTGCAGTACATCTTTACGGGCGCTCAGGGATGGCTCAACCCCGACGTGGGCCACATCACGCCACTGACCACCAGCAATCTTACAAACTGCGGCAGCGGGGCAACTGTCGGTCTCAGCAGCACTGACCGGGCAGGAACTATGCAGATGGGCACTGGCCCGACTACCTGCGTCATAGCGTTTACGACCACCTTCGTCGTGCAACCTGTCGGTGCCGTGACGCCTTACCAGGAGCACACTTCCAACATTTTCTACACTATTTGCCTCACGATCACGGGTGGAGTGCCTACCAGCTGCCTGAACAACAACGTGACTTATGTGGCATCGGCCCCGAGCTTCGGTGTGACCCCGTCGCTGATATCGATCTCCGGCGCGTCGACCGGCGACATTTTCGGCTGGAGCTTTCATGGCAACTGAATGATCGAGATCCGCGAGCCCTTCCCGGAATACGCGTGGCCCATGGCCTGGGGCTGGGCGGACACATGCCGCGCCCAGATTGCAGACGATTTCTTCCCGCCCACGATAGATGCCTTTGTCGAATTGAGCCTCAGCCGGTACCGGCGGACGTTCGGCCTATGGAAAGACGGGTTACTCTCGGGCGCGGTGGCTGTCGAATGGGCTTCTCCCGTCGTCATGACCGCCCATATTCTGCTGTCGAAGCGCCTGTGGGGCGTTCCGGCGTCAGATCTCCGGGCCGTAGCTCAGCTGCTGTTCGATACGGAGGCCTCGCTCATCCGCATTCAGGCGTTCGTCCCGGCGTGGAACCGGCTGGCGATCGCGCTGGCGAAACGACTGGGCGGGTCGGTCGAAGGGACGCTGCGCAGCGCAACGATGCGCAGCGGCAAGCCGGCGGATGCCGTGCTGGTCGCGATCACGAGAGAGGAATTCTTCAATGGGCCTGAGCTACGGATCGCAGTCGGGGCAGACGGCATCGAATACGTCGCAGTCGACCAGCGGGACATACGCCCCGGCTCAGTCGGCAGTCCAGGGGCAGCTGGGGGGAACGCTGTCGAGCGATCTGTCGGCAGCGAGCGGCGGAACGTTGTCGCCGGGAGTGACGGCGGGGGAGACGGCGGCCGACAACGAGATCAACCAGACGTCGAGCGGGCTGACAAACCGGGTAACTCAGATGCTCGCGGCAAGGGGATTCGGGCCAAGCGGGACAACCGGGCAGGCAACGCTTCAGGGAGAGCTAAACCGCGAAAGCCAGGTCGGAAGTGAAGCGGGCATAGCTCAGGGGCAGCAGCAGAGCTTGAACTCGAACAACCTGCTTGCGGCGCTGAATTACGCGTTCACTTCACTGGGATCGACCGGTACAGGGGCAACGAGCGGGACCAGCAGCGGTTCTAATTTCGGGGCGCAGGTGGCCGGAGGCATCTCATTCTGATGCCGCACTTCGCTATTGCGGACACCAGTTCGGGAGCGGCTTCCCTTCTCAACGGCCTCAACAATGCCGCGAATCAACAGGCCCAGTTGCAACGGCAGATGGGGAACGCCCAGGCGGCGCAGGCCCAACAGGGACTCAAAGACGAGATGGAGGCCTTCAATCAGGGCTGGATACCAGTCGCTGGCCCTGGCGACACCGGGAATCAGCCGGGCTACGTCACGAAAGATCCGGGAGCCTCGCCCAGCACGCCGGGAAACACGATGCCGGTGTTGAAGGGCGAACCGAGTCACTACCAGACCGATGCGCCTGCGCCCGGTGCGATGAGTAACGGGCCTGATGGAACCCAGTATGGGCAACAGCCCGCACCTGCAGCAGCTCCTTCCGGACGCGACACAAGCCGGATGAAGCAGATCAACGGGAGCTGGTATTACTACCCGACCGATCAGGAGAAGGGGAAGAATTTCATTCCATCGGGCCAGCTGGGCGACGCACTGAAGACCGCGGGCTGGGACGGCAAAACGCCCGTCACTCCGGAGCAGTCGCATTCGGTCATGCAGGCGCTCAACGAAGCGCAGCCGAAAGACGAACCCTACGAGTACGACGCCTCGGGCAAATACTTGGACGCGAAGACGGGAAAGCCGGTGCCGGGCTTCATCGGCAAGAAGTCGAAAAAGTTCTTTCCCGTTGATCTGTCCGGCGGGGATTCTCAATCCTCTACGCCAGGCGCAGCTCCCGGTGGCCCGTTCGATACTTCCGCTCAGCCGAACCCAGGTTGGGCATATAATCAGCGGGACCTCGAAGGCATGGGAGCGATCCCGGTTGATACCGTAGCGGGGCCCGGTAATTCCAGCGGCTTCACCACCCGCACCCCGAATCCGGCGGCGCATGGTGCCGGGCGGACGATTCGGGCCACCGATACCGGGAACAGCTACTTCTTTCCGTCTGCCCAGCCGAACGCGCAGGCCAGCCATGGCGCCGCTCCCGGGGGTCCGTTCGATATGTCGGACGATCCGGGGCAGCCGGGGCAGAGTACTCCGCAGCAGGCGAACGGAGCCGCGCCCAACGGCCCATTCTCGTTTGCGCCTCCGGAGAAAGCGGACAAGCCCGACGCGTCGCAGATCGTGCCGGGGATGCAGGGGCCGAACGGCGGCCCACTGATCTACGACAAGACGTCGCAGTCGATGAAGGAGATTCCTCCGGTGCCGGGAAGCAAGGGAGTGCTGACGGCGGACCAGCAGGACAAGAGTAATGACCGGAAACTTGCGCAAAGCAGACTGGCAGAGGACACCGCAACGCGGCTGAGCAACGCGGATCAGGCGAAAGCCGAGAGGGCGGCAAAGATCGATGAACAGTATGCCAGAACCCACGAGGCGGAGGGGAACAAGAAAGAGTCGATGCAGTCGATGGCCCAGGGCTACTGGGATGCGGCGAAGACTGCGCCCGATGAAACCTATTTCCCTCCCCGCTATGTAAATGGCATCGTTGTGCCGGGTCCGGCAACCCGCATGCCACCCAAGGGGCCGGAGTACGACGCGCGCCAGGCGGATCTTGGCACAACAGCGAAGGCTTTCGAAAAGACGGCCGCGACCCATCAGGCCGCCCAGGAGCGAATCGAGAAGACACGAGGGTGGGGTAAGTTCGCGGCTCCTCAAACAACACCGCAAGCTCCATCTCAGGCACCCGCGCAGAAACCTGCGCAACGCACCGCTGCACCGGCTGCACAGCCTGCTCCCGCTCCCGCAAAGCAAGTTGCCCAGCAGCTCCCCACCGGCCACAAGAAGGGCGACACGGTGAAGCTGAAGAACGGGAATACGGTGAAGATCAAACAGGTTTACGCGGACGGCAGCTTCGACTATTGAGGCCGCATGCCGACCGCGACCGTTGACGACATCGCTCCTGCATCCGTTCCATCGAGCGGCCATGCCTCGTTCAGCGACATCGTAGCCAGTCCGGATGTTGGGCAGGCGCCGAGCGGACTCCCGCCTCCGGATTACGTCGCTCAGCAAACAACCACTCACGCGCAGACATTGGCGGACCGTCTGATGCAGAATCAGTTGCGCCAAACCTCGCAGTGGATGGCCGACAGTCCGCCTCCGGTACCGGCCCCACCAATTCCCACCGGCCTGCGGCGTGAGAACCAGTTTTCGCAGCTGCCGGGTGGGATACCACCGGGCACACCAGTTCAGGGCAGCCCTGTCCTTCCAGTCGAGGGACTTCTGTTTTCCGCTGCCGCGCAAGGCCTGTCGAAGGTCGACGCGAAGATGGGCATGACCGGAGAGACCGGCGAAGCTCCTAATAAATTAGGAATCCCGCCGCACACTGAAATTCAGGGCGGTCCGGTTTCGCCCAAGCCCGGCGTCGCGCCAACGCTGGAATCGTTCCCTCGGCCGAGCGCACCAGAACCGCCCACGCCACCCGCGCAAGAACCAGCGCAACCCGTCGCTGCACAGCCTGCACCGGCACACGGCGCTGCAAAAGCCGCTGACATCGTAAGCCCAGCACAAAAGCCCGCGCCGAACCTCGAAGCGAAACTGCCGGCCAACCTCAGGGGAGCGAAGCCGCGCTACAGTCACGGGGCGAAACAGTTTGATCTGAACTTCGAAAGCGACCTCGACCGCGCCGCGTACATCACGGCACAAAAGACCCCGTCGAAGGCCGACGCCGCCTATCTCAAATTTGTGATGGACGCGACAGGTGAGGACGAAGACGCCATCCGTCTGCACGGGGGCAACGTGCGGGCCGCGATCAAAACTCAGGCCAGGACTGCGGAGCCGGGAACCCCCTTGACCGTACCCGACATGGCGCGGAAGAGATTCGCCGCGAAGCCCGCGCCGCAAGGTACAATCGAATCCCCAGGAGCCGACACAAGTGGAACACCAGCAAAACGACCAGCCCCAGCAGCAGTGGACTCCGGAGCAGCTCGCCCGGTGGACGCCGGAAGAACTGGAGAAGGGCCAGCGATTCATGAACCGGCTGGCGCAGGCCAGAGACCTGGGACTGGCGAGGCAACGGACGTCCTCATCCCCGGCGAACAGCGCTCCATCCCAGCCCACTACGCAGTCCGCGAGTTAAGCGAAATCCAGTCGAGCCACAACGGCCAGACTTTCGCAGCCAATCCGAACTACGGTCTCGAAAACGAGCGCGACTACTCGAAGCCCGAGAACCAGCAGCGGGTCATTGAGCAGTCGGCCGAGGGCGGACCGAACGAGGGATTCCAGCCCCGGTATCACGTCACTGACAACCCGGACATGGCAAACGGACCCGTGCTCATCGATGAGCAGGGAAACGCCATCGGGGGTAACTCGCGAACCATGCACCTTCAGCGGGTCTATGGCAGGGACGGGCAGAAGGCCGCGGAATACAGGGTGCTCCTGGAGAAAAAAGCCGCTCAGTTCGGCATCGATCCCGAAGTCATTCGCGGAATGCGCCAGCCCGTTCTGGTGCGCGTGGCATCTCAGGAAGGCCTCAACTCGCTGCCCACCGGCGCGAAGTGGGCCGTGCGGAAAACAAACGTGCAGGGACAAGCCGCGCTGAGTTCTTCCGAACGTGCCGCGGCCGACGCCGGCCAGATGTCGCCGGAGATGGTGAGCCACATTGCGGGCGCGATCGAGGAGGCCGGGCCCGACGCCACCCTCAACGATGCGCTCACGGGAAAATCCGGAACGGTGATTGTGAACCGCCTCATCGCCGACGGATTCTTCAGCGAACAGGAACGGCCGGGCTTGATGGATGGCAAGACGGGCGCGCTGACGCAGGTAGCGAAGGACCGGATTTCGAAAGCGCTGCTGGGCAAGTTCTTTCGCGACTCGGATCAGATCTCGAGAACGCCGGCATCGATCCGGAACAAGCTGGAAAGAATCGCGGCGCCGCTCGCGAAGGTGGCCGGCGATCCGGAGTGGGACATCACACCGGAACTTCGCGAGGCGATCGACTTGACGGAATTCGCGGGCGCGCACGGGATCAAGAATCTCAGCGACGTGGTGGCGCAGACGGGCATGTTCGGAGAAGCGCCGAAGTGGTCGGACGGAGCGGTGAAGCTGGCGGAGATGCTGAGGGATGGCAAGCCGAATGACGTGGTGAGCGCGTTCCGGAAGTACGTCAACTCGAAAGAACCCACGATGTTCGGGGAGTCGACGCCGGCGGAAGCGTTCCGGGATGCGTTCGGAGCTGAGAAGCCTGAGCGTCCGTCCTCCGCCACCAGCAGCGGCGTTGGCGAAGCCCCTTCGGGTCCCGGACCGACTCCCCCGGAAAGCGGACGCTCAAGTGGCGGCGGGGTACCGGCATCCAGTGTAACCGAACGGACGGAGAAACCGGCCGACAGGCCGCGGGACCGCGGGCCGGTAACGCTGGGCATGGGGCTCGGCGCATTCGAACCTTTCCTCCGCGAATCGATCGAGGACATGCGGGCGCTGAAAGCCACGCGCGATGCAGCCCTCGAGGAACTGGAGCGTTCGAAGATCACCAACGGAGAGAAGCAGTGGGGCGCGCGGGTACGCCACTTCTTCACGGCCACGCGGGATCTGTGGGGGGCACGAGCGAACCAGGGGATAGCAAAGGCCCGGAAGCTGACATACGCCTCGCGGAACCGGCGCACGGGCGTCGACACGATGGCCGAAGCCGTGGCGATCGCGCGCGAGTTCAAGGGCAATCCGGAAGAACTGAAATCCATCCTTGGCGGCTTCCATCCGGATCTGGCGCGAATCGATGACCCGAAAGTATACGAGCGGGTGATGGACAGAATTCAGGCTTTACGTCCGGCCATCGAGCGGGCTCTCGCGTTCAACGAAGGAAAGCCGGCTCCGGACGCCGCGGGCATGAAGGCCGTCGACCAGTTCTACACCAACATGGCCGAGATGACGGGGACGGAGGGCCGGCGAGTCGGCGTCCATCATTCGCTGTGGAATCCCGAGACGTACGTTCCGCACGTGCTGAATCCCAAAGGTGAAGGCCAGTATCCGGGACTCAGGAAGGCAGTCGGCCGCGCGCTGGGCGGCAATGTGGGCAAGTACTTCGGGTTTGCTCAGGAGCGGACGTACCCGACGCTACTGCACGCCGTGATGAACGACGTGATCCCGAAGACGATGAACGTGCATGATGCGTTCACGATCCAGCAGGACCACTTCGCCCGCGCGCGCGCGACGCGATTGCTCGAAGACCAGCTGCGGGATACGAATGTGGGCAAGTACGTCGTGAGCAAGCTGGCGCCCGTAGGATGGAAGCCGCTGGCATCTCACGCGGAGGAGTTCAAGCAGCTCGTCCCCTATGACACGGGCCAGATCGGTCCGGAGGGCAATGCAATTTTGGATACCGCGGAAAAGCGGCTCTACGTTCCGGACTTCATCTCAGACGCGCTGAAGGCGATCACGGCGCCGGACTACACGGTCGAGATCATGGGCAAGGACCTGATCCGCAACTCACAGGCGGCGACGAAAGCAGCGCAGCTGGGTCTGAGTCTGTTCCATGCCACGACTGAGAATTACATGGCTCTTGCCAACATGGGAATGAAGGGCTGGGCTAAGGCCCTCGCGGCCGATCGGGACTCGGGTGAATTTCTCGAAGGGGAGCGCAGGCTGATCCGGGCCGGAGGGACCACCGCGATCCAGGGCAATACGGTCGAGGCTTACAAGGCGCTGAGCCCGGGTTCGATCCCGACGTATCAGGACATCTGGCGCAAAGCTCCGGCCGTTCGGGAGATGGATCAGTTCGCGCACGCCATCAGCGATTTCACGTTCAACAATATGCAGCGGCGGTTTAAGGTGACCGACTTCATGCTGCACCGGGCGGCATGGATGGAGAAGCACCCGAATGCGATGCAGGGCGAGCTGCTCGAAGCTGAGCGCGGCATGGCGAAGGAAGTGAACGCCATCTACGGAGGCCTGCACTGGGAGAACATCGGGCTCAATAAAGCCACTGTCGAGATCTCGCGGGCGCTGATGCTGGCTCCGGACTGGACCATCTCGAACGTCTTCAATGTGAAGTACGCGTTTGAGAAGGGACCCGGCGGAAACATGGCCCGGATGTTCTGGATCCGGACGCTGGTGGGCGGGATGGTCGCAACGCAGGCCGCGAGCCTGATGTTCTCGCAGCACTTCAGCAAGCGCCCCACGATGGTCTACATGGGCAAGGACGTGAACGGAGAAGACATCTACCAGAACGTCTTCTTCAAGGGCGCGCCGGGCGATGCAACGAACCTGGTGACCAACATTTACGACTACGGGCTTGAGGGGATCTTCCGGACGATGGCGGGAAAGGGCTCGCCGACAGTTCGCACAGGCCTGCAGCTGGCGACCAACAAGGACTACCTCGGGCATGAGATCGCGCCGAAGGGGATGAACCCGCTGGCATCGAGCGTGCGGACCGCATTCAGCGCGGTGAAGTCGCTGGCGCCGATTCCGCTGAGTCTCACGAACCAGGTGGACATGCTGTTCGGTCCGGAGTCCCACAAGTACAAGTGGCCGGAGAGTCTGACGACGATGTTCAGCGGGAATCCGCCCTCGCACGTCGCGCCGCCGGGCACTCACATGAGTGGTGGCATCCTTCGGCCGAACGCGGAGCGCGAAGAGAATTCGACGCTCGATCAGATGGAGACGGGACGGGTTTACAGGGGCCATTCAGGCCGATGAAGAACGACGGGCGGCCGCTCCCATCTTGGCTATCTGCTGTCTGCGCTTCGGCGGCGTCATCAGCCGCATCAGCCGCGCAGCCTGTCTGACTGCCGGATCTCTGCGCGCGCAGCCGCAGGACACCTGCTTACCCTGCGTCAACCTGGTCCCGCGCACGATGATCCTGTTGCCGCAATCGCACTGGCACAGCCAATGGGTGTGGCCGCTCCTGCTCGATTCCTCGGAGAGGACTACGAGACGACCGAACCGCTGGCCCCTGAGATTCCGGACAGCCATCAGATTCACTTCACCGGCGGCGCGGCCGGCGGCGGAACGGGCGGCGGGGGCCACGCGAAGTAGAAACCGGCGGCGACGTAGACTGAAGGCGTGCCCGCAGAACCGGTCGTTTTCGAATTCGGCGAAAAATCACTTCCCGTGCTGGCCAGATTCATTGAGCGGGCAGGCCATCTCGGCATACCGTTGGACACG